CCGCGCCCGCTCGCGCCAATCGCGCCAACGGCCCTGCCGCAGCCACTTCGCGGGTTCGGGGCAGTAGCGCCCGCCCTCGGCCGGATTGAGCGCGCCGAGCGCGATGCAGGCGTCGAGGCCCGCGAGGATGGTTTCCGGGTCGTGCCCCTTCCGCACCTGCCGGGCGAAGGCGCGTTCGGCCGCCGCCATGCCATCGGGCTTGGGATAGGCCCTTTTGAACCTATCGAAATGATCGGCCGCGCCCGGCCCCCCGCTCGCGGGGGGTTGGGGGGTTAAGGTTCTAGGATGGTTAATTGGTGGTTCATCTATAGAGGGGGTGGAACGTGGTTCCAGGTCAGGTGGAACGTGGTTCCGGGTCAGCGGGAACGTGGTTCCACCTCGGGCCGCCTTGTCGGGAACGTGGTTCCGGGTGTCGCCGCCGACCGTTCCGCCCTCGGCCGCGCCGTTGCGGCGCCGGTCCTTGGTCGCCTTGGCCGCCGCGATCTGCGCCGCGGTCGGCTGCGCGGCGCCGACCGCGAGGCGATAAATGAAGGTCGCGCGGTCGCGGTTCGTCGGGTCGCGCAACTCGACGGCGAGCAGCCCGAGGGCCCGCAGCCATTCCTCGGCCTCGCGCACCGCGCGCTCGCTGACTTCCAGCGCGTCGGCGAGCTTCGCCCGCTTGCCGAAGCACGCGCCCTCGGCGTCGGCCCGGTCGCAAAGCACCCGCAACAGGTGCTTCGCCGTGCTGTTGCCGACGCGAACCGCGCCGCCCCAATTCGTCGCGTGGTGGCACATCAGCCGGCGCCCCCGATCCGGCGAACCGCGTCCGCGAGCGCCCGCGCCGCCTCGGCGTCGGCCCGGAGGTCGGCCGCCAGCCCGCGCACGGCGCCGGTCGCCACGACGGGACGGCTTTCGACCAGGGCTTGCAGGGCGAGGGCGTTGGCAGCGAGCCGCGCCGCTAGCCCTCGGGCTGACCATTTTTCGGGTAGGTCTGCCCGCTGGTCTGCCCGGCCGTCAGCCGCGCCGCGCGCGGCCGTGTCCACGCGCGACTTGCGCGCGGTTTGAATCATCGCCATTCTGGAAATCTCTGGTGTGTTGTTTCGGATAGGCCCTGAGGGGGGCCCGTTCGGGTTTCGGTTCCTTTGTGCGGTTGGGCCCGGTGCTGTGGCGGCACCGGGCCTTTCCATTTCAGCGCCATTGCGCGCGTCCGTGCTAGCGGCGTTCTGCCGGCCGGCCGCTGTTCGCGCGCCGTTCACGGCGAACGATCCCGATTCGCCCGATTCGCTGCGCCGCGTCACGGCCGGGCCTCGCCCGATGGAACCGCCGCGGGCGCCTCGGCCGCCTTCCGGCGCCGCCGATTCGCGGGCGGCAGGGCCTCTAGCTCGGCTTGCAGCGCCCGCCACGCGCAGGGCAGGCACAGCCGCGCCGGGGCCTGCCCCTCGGGCGGCAGGTGCCAGAACGCCCGCCCGCACGGGCACACGCGCCGGCCGCTCACGACGCCTCGGCCTCGGCATCGGGGAACAGCGGCAGTTGCCGCGGGTCGAGCCAATAAGGGCCGATGAAATCGCCGTTGGCCGTGCGCCGGGCCTCGGCGCCGTAGCGCCGCACCGCCCGCGGGTCGCCGGCCTCGCGGCCACGGTGCACGACGCGAGAAACGCTGCCGGCCGGGTAGCCGAGGGCGTCGGCGATGGCATGGAGCTTCGCCCCCGCGGCCCATCGGTCGAGGATCGCGTCCCAATCGAGTTTGCGCGGTTTGCCCGCGGGTCTGCCCTGCGTCATGGGTCGAGCCTCGACTGTCGGGGGGTGATGCCGGCCGCGCGCACCGCCTCGGCCGCCTCGTCGGCGCCGCGCACCACGAACACGGGGAAGCCGATGGCGCGCAGGTGCGCGTGAAGCTCGGCCTGCCGCGGGTCCACGCGGCCGGCGGGCGCCTTCACCTCGAAGAAGATCGCCCGGCCGCCCGGCAGCAGCGCGCCGAGGTCGGGGAAGCCGGGGCAAACGCCCGTCCGCTTGCGCGCCTCGTGGAAGCGCATCCGCTGCTGAGGCGTGGCGCCGGGCCGCGGCTGCTGCTCATTGGTGACGCGGAACACCACGGCGCCGGCCGGAAGGGCGAGGGCGAGGGCCTTCACGATCGCCGTTTGCGCCGCTAGCTCGGGCGCGCCGCGCTTGCGCTTCGCCGGCTCGGGCCCGAGGGCGTCGATCTCATCCGCGACGCTTAGGCTTTGGTTGACCAGCACGGGCGCCGGCCCTCACGCCGCGGCGCGCGCGGCGGATCGGTCCTTTCCCCTCGGCGCCGGCCCCCCCGCGTCATTCGCCGGGCGCTGCGCCGCGAGGTAGCCGGCGAGCAGCCCCTCCAGCGTGATGTGCCGCAGGCCGCGGGCCTCGGCGAGCCGCACCACCGCGCGCCACTGGCGCACCGGGATCGGGCGTATCTGCCCCCATCGCCACGACACGTTCGGGGCGACGCGCAGGGCCCGCGCCAGGGCCAGATAACCGCCGAGGTCCGAAACGATGCGGGCGTGCTGCATGAGCCGGAACGTATCGCCGGCCCGGCGAGGGTTCAATCGGTGCTCGGGGGATTTACGGGCTTGACTCGCCGAAACAGGCGTCTAGGCCGGTTATCGCCATTTTGGTAAACGCGACCGATGCCGAACCGACGCAAGCCCCCTGGTCCCGCGAAGCTGTCGTTTCGGCAGGCCGACGCCGACCGCGTGGCGTACCGCCAGCATTGGGCCGCCCGGCTGGCGTTCGTGCGCCGGCTGGTGGAGCCCGTATCCGCCGACGCGGCCCGCCGTATCGGCGTCGATCAACGCGTGTGGTGGAAGTACGAGCACGCGGCGAACGATATCGACGTGCTCGCGCTGACCCGATTCTGCGTCGAGTACGACGTTTGCCCGCGCTGGATACTGCTCGGCGATTGGAGCGGGCTGCGCCCGGAACTCAGGCGCGCCGTTCTGCGAATGGAGGCGGCGGCGGGCATCCAGAACGGCGATACTTCGCCGCATGAACCGGACCCATTTCCGCGAAATAGCCTGCCCTGCGCATCGGATGGCTAGGGCACCGGGGCGCGAACGGCGCGGCCTGCCGGGCGAGGTCGCAACCCACTTCCCATAGCGCGCAGCCGGTGCATGTGATCGGCGCGTCCTCCGGGTGCTCGGCCAGGGCGCGCGCGTAGCGTCCCGGCGGCGGCCCGCCGTCCTCGACGGGGCGAACCGTTGGGGTGAGCAGCCGGCCCATGCGCGCAACCTCCGTGGCACCGCGCCATGTTGCGGGCCGGTTACATGAAGCGATGGCGGGTTCTTAGATGCCCGGTTGCAATCCGCGCAAGGGTTCCCGCGCGTTGAAAAAATGAAAACACTATCGGCCGTGCGAGATTGCCACGCGGGCGGGGCCGGCGCGCCGGCCGGGTGTGCGCCGCGGCACACGCGCTACAAACCCCACGTCGGATTCAGCCCCTTGGCGGGGTTGCGCGGCTCGCCACCGCGGCGATAGCGTGCCCCGGCATAGAGGGGGCGGCCGATGCACAGCGTGGAACTACGTAACCTCGCGGAACACCTGCGGCGGCATCCCGAGCACGCCGAGCGCGTCGCCGACCGCATGGACGCGCTCGCCGCCGAGGCGGCCGAGGCCGAGGCCCTGCCGGTGCCCGCCGAGCAGCGGTTCGCCGACCGCCCGCTGCGCCTCGCCGCCGGCCGCGCCTAGCCGGTGCCGGCCGCCGCGGAAGCCGGGCCGCCGCCGGGCGCCGTAGATGCCGAGGTCGCGTTCCGCGCCGCGCTCGCGCGGGTGGAGGCGCCGCGCCTCGACGTGCCGGAACTGGCGCACGGGCTGCGGCAGGCCGAGGCGCATCTGCACGCCATGCACGCCCGGCTCGTCGCGGCCAGCGGGGCGAACAGCCTCGACGCCTCGATGCAGCACGCGGCCGAGGCCGTGATGGCGTCCGAGGCGGCGGGGCGGGCGCTGCTCGCCGCCGTCCACGCGCTCGGCCTGCACCGCACCGCGGCGCACCGGGGCGAGGCCGCGCTGCGGCAGGCCCTCGGCGACGCCTTCGCCGGCCTCGGCGTGCTGCAATGGCCGCTAGAGCACCACACGGTTTCGGCGCTCGCGCCCGAGCGCGTCGAGATAACCGACGCGGCCCAGGTGCCCGCCCGGTATTGGCGCGCCCGCGACCCCGAGCCGGACAAGCAAAGCATCGCGCGCACCCTGCGCGAGCTAGGGCCCGGCGCGGTGCCCGGCGCCCGCCTCGCGCCCGGCCCGCGCTCCGTCAGCATCAGGAACCGCACATGAACGAACTCGCCCGCCTCGGGCCCGCGCGCGCGACCGCGTTGGAGCCGCAGAACTTGCCCGAGGCGATGAAATTCGCCGAGTTGCTTGCCGATAGCGGCATGGTCCCGCGCGACTATGCGGGCAAGCCCGGCGCCTGCCTCGTGGCGATCCAGATGGGGCGAGAACTCAACCTGCCGCCGTTGCAGGCGATGCAGAACATTTCAATCATCAACGGCAGGCCCTCGCTTTGGGGCGACGCGGCCCTTGCCGTGGCGCGCTCGCATCCGGCGTTCGCGGGCATCGCGGAAACCATCGAGGGCGAGGGCGACGCGCGGGTTGCCGTCTGCACCATCGAGCGCCGGGGCGAACGGCCGGTCGAGCGGCGGTTCTCCATGGCCGACGCCAAGCGGGCAAAGCTCAACACGAAATCCGGCCCGTGGACCGACTACCCAGACCGGATGCTGCAAATGCGCGCCCGCTCGTGGGCGCTGCGAGACGTGTTCCCCGACGCGCTCAAAGGGTTGCACATCGCCGAGGAAGCGCAGGACGCGCCCCGCGAGGCCCCGCGCGAGGTGCAGAACACGGCGCGGCAGCCCCGGCCCGGCGCGCCGCTCGAACACGCGGGGCGCATCAGCGCGAACACTATCGAGCCCCCGCCGCTGCCCGAGCCGGCCGAGGAACCGCTGCCGCTGCGCACGCTCGACGGCCGGCTGGTCGAAATCCGGCGGGGCGCGAAAACCGGCGCGGCGCCGCTGATCCTGTGGCAGCGCGCGGCCGTGCGGCAGGCCCAGGACGCGCCGACCGCGGCGGCGCTGCGCGAATGGCGGGCGCTCAACGGGCCGGACTTCGGCAGCATCGCCGCCATAGGCCCCGAGCACGCGCAGGCCGTGCGGGGCGTGGAAACGGCCATAGACGCCCGGTTGGCGATCCTGCGCGCCAGCGAAGCCGAGGCCGCGACCGCCGAGGCCGCGACCGCCGCCGAACAGGCCGAGGAATCCGCCCCATGAGCGCGCGAATCTACACGTTCCGGCAGCGGCAGCCCGAGGCGAAACCCGGACTGTCCGGCGACGCGCTTACGGGCGTCGCCGTCTGCGTCGCCATCGAGGCCGCGTTCTGCCTCGCCGCGTGGATGCTCTGGCCGATCGCCACGGCCGCGGCGTGGTGGATCGTCGGCGCCGGCTAGACGGCGCTTTCCGCCCAAAGCCGCGCCACCTGCGCGAGCCCGGCCGCGTCTATGGCGACCGCCTCGGTGCGCGGCTCGCCGTCCACGCTCGGCGAGGCGATGAACCCGTTCAACACCTGCCGGATGATGAGCACGCGTTCGCGCGCCGGCATGGCCGCCGCAGCCGCCGCCACGGCGCGCTCGGGCAAGCTCGGCGCCGGGGCCTGCGCGGGCGGGCGCGGGGGAATGTGCGGGATGGCGCTCGGCGCCGCTGCGGCATCTGACATGCGGATTTCCTGTGTTCGGGCGGCGGGTGCGATCCGCGGGGCCTCGGCCGGCGCCAGGGGCGAGCCCTCGACGCGGCGGCAGCCGAAGATCGCGCAGGACGCGGGCGCGTCGCATTGGCCGCACGGCATCGCAGGCCCCCATGGATCGCCGGGCAGCCTAGCCGCTATCGCCGCTGCGGCAACAACCCGCGCGCGCCGGGCAGCCCGATTTCCGGCCCGGTTTGCCCGATCCGGCCGGGGGTTTGCCCGCGGGGCAGCCCTTTCCGCGTCCGAAGCCCTCGCCAGAACGGCGACGGCGGGTTATGCCGCGGCGGCGCACGGTTGGCGGCGCGTGTTGGGGGAAGGCGATGGCGTCGAGCGGCAGCGGCAACCCGAGCCCGGCCTTGGCCGCGCGCGAGCCTGAGGCGAGCGGAACCGACTGGCGCGCCGTGGCTACCGCGGAAATGGCGGCGCGACGGGTGGCCGAGGCCGCGCTGCGCGACGCGCTGTTCCGGCTGCGGCAGGCCGAGGCCGAGGTTGAGCGGCTGCGGGCCGCGCTCGACGCGCCGCCGGGCCGCCGCACGCCGGGCGAGCGGGCGCGCGCGCGCGACGGGGGCTGACGCGGGCGAAAAAAAAGCCCGCGGGGGTTGGTCCCGCGGGCTTAGTGCGTAGTAGGAGGAAACTTCGATCGCCGCGGCTAGAATAGCGTCGCCGGAACCTCGGCGCCACCCGCGAGCGCCGCGCCGCGCCGGCCGTCGCGCGTCCGGCCGAGCCACCGCCGGCCGAGGCCCGAGGCTTTCTCGCGCCGGATGCAGCCGCAGGATTTCGTCCCGCCGCTCGCCAGCGCATCGCCGTAGATCGGCCGCACCGTGCCCTCGGCGCACGAGCAGCGGCACGTCCACCACTTGCCGGTGCGCGAGCAGTTGAGCGGCTTCGCGGCCTCGCCGAGCACCGTCAGGCGGCCGAACTCGCGGCCGGTGAACAGCCGGGGCGGGTGCCCGCCGCCGTGCTTGCGCGGGGGCTTCATGCGAGCACCACCAGGGCCACGGGCGCCACGCCCTCGCCCTCCATGCCGATCCGCCGCGCCGTGCCGCGCGACAGGTCGAGGATGCGCGGCGCCACATAGGGCCCGCGGTCCTCGATGGTGATTTCGGCCGACAGTCCGGTGCGCAGGCACGTCACGCGGCAGCGGGTGCCAAGGGGCAAGGTCCGGTGCGCCGCGTTCGGGCCCCACATATCGAACCGGCGTCCGTTCGCCATCCGGCGGCCGTGGAACGCGGCGCCATACCAACTGGCGAGCCCGTACTGCGCGCCCATGGCGAGCCGGTGCGCGGGCGGCAGGGCCACCACGCCCGCCACGCCGAGCAGCCGCCCGGCCGCTTCGCGGCGCCCGATCATGCCCCGAACGCCTGCCGGGCCAGCGCGTAGCGTTGCCGGCGGTCGGCGAGCCCGTTGTCGCCCCCGTTCACCCGGCGCGAAACCGCGTCGGGGTCGCCAGCGTCGGCGAGTTCGTTGCAGCCGTGCGCCTGCCACCACCACGCCGCGCCGAGCGCCGCGCCCGCCTTGGTGCGCAGGAAGGCCGGCACGTCGCAGGTCGGCAGGCCGAACGCCTCGGCGCAGGCCGCGTGGTTGTCGAGGCCGGTCAGTTGGATGATTCCGGCGCCGCGGTAGGCGAAGGCGTCGCCCGGCGCGCGGTTGCCGAGACGGCCGCCATAGACGGCCTCGCAAATCGCCGCCTCGTCGGCCTTGCGGCCGGGCGCGCGGCCGATGCGCTGCGCCAGCCATTCCGGCACGCGGCTCGGGAACACGGCGCGCAGGCCGGCGGGGCTGTAATTCAGGTTCTCGGAAAGCCGGGTGAGGTCGCCGGACTCGTGGCCCACCTGCGCGACGAAATGGGCGAGGCGCCGGGGCGAGGTGACGGCGAACCGGACGCACGCGGCCCGCAGCGCCTCCACCCACGCCGCGGGGTCCGGACAGCCGGGCATGGCGGCGCCGAGGCTGCGCGCGGTCAGGAAGAACAGCGGGGGAAGGGCAGAACCATCCGGCATAGGGGCCTCGGGCGTCGCCACGACGGCGACTGAAACTCACGGTAGCGTGAGCGCCGAGGGCCCTTCAATGCGCAGTCTGATCCGCGGCCGGCTTGGCAACCGGGCGCGGGCGCGGGCAGACTTGCGGGCAGACTTTGCGAGGAAATGGGCAGACCATGGCCGAAGCCGAGCAGCCGCAGGCGCGGCAGCACAAGACTATCAAGGCGATGGACGAGGCCGCGTGGAACGCGGCCATCGAGCATTGCCGGGCCCGCGACGAGAAAATGTCGGATTTCGCCGCGCGCGCCTTCCGCCAGATGATAGAGCGCGACCGCGCCGCGCCGATGCTGCTGCCGCCGGACGAGCGGGCAGCCCTCGCGGCCCTGCCGGCGCGCGAGCCGGTCCCGGTCGGCACCGCGGCCGAGCTTGCGGCGCTCATGCAAGGGGTTGCCGCGCTGGCGAGCGCGAGCGGGCGGCCGGTGCCGCGGGACGTGCTGCGCGAGGCGTCGGGGGCGGCCCGCGACGCGCTGCGGGCAGCCCGCGGCAAGCCCCCGGTCAGCCCGCGCAACCCGCCGTGGCCGCAGCAGCGGGCGCTCGCGGCGCCTCGGGCCGGGCGATGAACGCGCCCTTTGGTGCCGTCGTGTTCGTCGCGGGCGAGCGCGGGCAATGGGGCGATCCCGCCGAGGTCGCGGCCGATTTCGTGAAGCTCGCGCGCGCCAATCCGAAGGCCGAGCTAACCGTGTGCGTGTCGGGTTACGAGGACGATCCGCGCGAGCTTTTCGACGTGCCCGAGGTCGTGGATTTCCTGCGGCAGATGGTCGGGCACATGGGCCGGCTGCTGCCGGGCGCGGCCATCGCCGATCCGTTCGGCCGGTTCTCTTTCGAGTGCCGCGCGCTCATGTTCTACGCCGCCGGCATCATCGGGCGCGACCAAATCGAGATAACGGCCCCGCCCGTGAACTACGGGGGCCGGGCGTGAGCCGCCGGGCCGAAGCCGAGCGCCGCCGGGCCCTGCGCGCCGCGGCGCGGCTGGTGGAGGGGCTGGAAGCGTTGCGCGACGCGCTGCCGGCGCCCCCGGCCTATGCCGCCACGCGGGCCGCCGTGGAAAGCGCCCTCGACGCGGCCGTGCGCTACGGGATTGCCGCCGTGCCGCCGCCGCCGCCGCCGCCGGCCGGGCCGACCGCGGGCGTGCCGATCGGCAGCCTAACGCCGCTCGAACGCATACCGGGCGTCAAGCACGGGCACGCGAAATGGTTGTGCCGCTGCGCCTGCGGCAAGTCGGCCACTGTCCGCGCCACGCTGCTGCGCAGGGGCAAGGTGCGCGCGTGCCCGGCCTGCGCGAACGCGGCGAAGGGCGAGCGGATGGCGAGGGCCCACCGGGCGCGGAACCCGCCCGCGCATTGGATAGAGGACGAACCCGCCTAGCCGCCGCCCGGCTCGGGGAACGGAAACCGCAGCGTGCATAGCGTGCCGCCCTGCGGCCCGGCCTCGCGGGTGAACGATCCGCGCAGTTGCGCCGCCAGCGCCCGCAGCAGCCGCGTTCCGAGGCCGGCGCCCGCGGGCGGGCCGTTCGCGCCCTGCGTGCCGCGCATCCCGATCCCGTCGTCGCCGATGCACAGCACATAGAACCCGTCGTGGCGGTTGAACTCGACACGCACCGTGCCGGCCCGCTCATCGGGGAAGGCGTATTTCATGGCGTTGGTGACGCACTCGTTCACCACGAGCCCGAGTTGCACGGCGCGCTCGGTGCTCAGGGCGTGCGCCTCGGCCTCCACCACCAGGGCCACCGGCCGCAGCCCGTCGCCCGCCGAGCCGGCCGCGAGGTCGGCGCACAGGCCGCGCAGGAACACGCCGGTATCGACCACCGCAGCCGAGCCCACGGCAGAGGCTTGCGCCAGCCGCGTGTGGACTCTGGCGAGGCCGAGCGCGTGCGCCGCCGCTTCCTTCAACGCGGTGCGCCCCTCGGGGCTGGCCTGCCGCGCGCGCAGCAGCAGCAGCCCCACGAGACTCTGCAAATCGTTCCGGCTCCTATGCCGGAACTCGTCGAGCAGCAGGCCGCGGTCGCGCTCGGCCACCTCGCGCTCGGCGCGCGCCGTCTCGCGCTCGGCCATCGCGACGCGCAGCCGGCGGAGCGCGTTGTGCAGAGTCTCGACCGTCGCGGCCACGAGGCAGCCCGCCGCGAAGAAGGCCACGAGCCCCACCAGCGGCGGGCCCCAATGCACCCAAAAGCGGCCCTCGGGCGGCAGGTAGTATGTCGCCGAAAGCGCCGAGGCGAGCGCCGCGAGATAGCCGGCCCCGTTGGCGAACACGGCCGCCGCGGCGAGGATCGCCGGGAAGAACAGCATGAAGGGCAGGCCGTGCTCGGCGAGCAGCGGCCCGAGCGCGTAGCGCACGCCCCACGCGAGCGCGACAAAGCCGAGGGCCCCGGCGTAGCGCACCGGCCACGGCCAGCCGCTCGCCCGGCGCGTGGATCGCTCGATGATGCGGGCAAGAGGCACGGCGCGCGCTCCCAACTGGCGCGCGCGACGGGTCAGCCGGGTGTCGGGCCTGCCGCCGGGCGCGTCGCGGGCGCCGTTTCCGCGGCGGCCCGTGCCAAGGCCGAAAGCGCGATGGTGCGCAGGCCCTCGGCCGTGGGTTGTAGCTTGCCCAACACCTCGGGCAGAACGTGCCGCGCGTAGCTTTCGAGGTCGGCCGCCGCCACGCCCGGCGACGCGCCCGAGGCCGAGGTCGCCAGGGCCCGCCGCGCCATCGCCTCTACCACGAGCCGCACGTCCTTCTCGTGGACGTTCGCTTGCAGGTAGTCCCGCGCCGGGCCGGGCAGTTTGGTGAGCACCCAACCGCCAACGGCCGTCGCCAGCGCGACCGCCAGCGGTTCGAGCACCGGCCACGCGACCGACCAAAACGCTTCTTCCATCGTCCGGCCCTCCGTCCGCGCCCGGCCTAGCCGACCGCCTCGGCCGAAAGGACGCGCGCCACCCAATTGATGTTTTTGCTCGCCTCGCCCGTGCCGGTCAGGCCGAGCGCGCCGTTGGTCGTGTCGGCCGCCACCGCGAGGCGCCAGCCCGCCGCCCCCGCGTCGCTGTAGGCAGGCGCGATGGCCGCGCCGCCGCCGCCGACGACGGAGGTGGCCGCGGCGCTCGCGCCGCGCTTGACCAAGCAATCGACCGTCCACCCGGCGCTGTCGCCCGCGGTGCCCGCCGCGCCGCCGGTCTGCCGGGCCGTCACGAGCGCGCGCACGAGATAGGTTCCGCTGTTCGGCAGTATCACGCCGTTGCTGGCGCCGGCCGCCGCGGCGTCCGCCGTGAGGGCCGATGCGGTCGCGTCCGTGGTCTGGCGCCGCAGCACGAACTCGCCGGCCTGCGCGTCGCCGCTGGTGGCGAATCGCCCCGCGCCCCACGCGCCGCGGCTGAGGGTGCTGCGGGTGTTCCCGTAGCTCCCGCCGGGAATCCAAGACGTGCCGCCGTTGGCGCTGTTGTTGTTGCCGCCGCCGACCGTGGAATAGCCCTGCGACGCGGCGTTCGTCGCCCCGCCGGCCACGGTCGCGCTGGTGTTCGACGCGGTGTTGGAGCTGCCCCCGCCGACCGCGCTGTTCGTCCCGCTCGCGGTGTTGCCGTCGCCGCCCGCGATGGTCGCCGCGCCGCCGCTCGCCGCGTTCGAGTTCCCGCCGCCGATGGTCGCGCGCAGGTTCGACGCGGTGTTGCCGTAGCCGCCGGAAACCGTGGCCTCTTGCGAGGTCGCGTTGTTGCCCTGCCCGCCGCCGACCGCCGTGTTCGCGCCCGAGGCTTTGTTGCGGCTGCCGCCGCTGATCGTCGCGCCGCCGCCCGAGGCCACCTGATCCGCGGCGTTGCGGTCGGTTTGGAGGTCCACGCTGTAGGTGTTGCGGGCGTTGCCGCCCGTGATCCCGCTATCCGGCACCGCCGCGAGGATGCCGCCCGAGCCCTTGGGCCGCAGCACCAGAGGAACATTCGTGTCGGCGCCCGCCGCGAGCACCTGCGCCGGGATCGTGGTCGCCGCCGTGAGCGTCAGCGGGTTCGTGACAGATGCGGCGGGCGCGGAAATGACGCCGCCCGAGATTGTTATGCTCGTGCCGTCCACCTTCACGCCGCCGAGGGTCGTGGTGGAGGCGGTCGGGAGCGTGTAGGCGGTCGGCGTGTAGTATTCGAGCGCGGTGCCGCCCGCGTTCGCCCGCAGCGCCAGCCCGCCGTTGCCGCTCGGCGAGGGCGGCACGCGCGCGTCGGACGCGGCGAGCTTGCCCGCGACCGTCGTGGCGAGGGCCGCGGCCGTGCTTTCGTCGGCGGCGAGCGCCGCGGCGATTTCCCCGAGCGTGTCGAGGGTGCCCGGCGCGCTGTTCACCAGGCCGTTGATCGCGGCGCTCACCGCCGTCGTGGTCGCATAGCCCGAAAGCGCCGAGGCCGTGATGAACCCGGCATCGTTCGTCAGCGCCGAAAGCGCGGTCGGGATGGTCAGAACCACAGCGCCCGTTTGGCCGTTCACGCTGCTGACCGCGCCGCCCCCGGCGCTCCACGACGGGTTCGCGCCCGCGCCGCCGGACTGCAACACCTGCCCCGCCGTGCCGGGCGGCAGCACCGTCCACGCGGTTCCGGAGCGGTAGAGGATCGCGCCCTGCGTCGCGCCGATGGCGTCGAGGCCCGCGCCGAGGTCGGCGCCGCCGGTCGCAACGTCGTGCAGCGCCGTGTCGATAAGGGCGAGCGCGTCGTTATGCGTCTGGAACTTTTGCGCCTGGGCTTCCGCGATGAGCGGGAGGGCGTAATGCGTCGTCGTCGTCATACCGTGGCCTCCGCGGGGTGTCCGCGGCCGACCGCGGCGCTCATTTGGTACACGCGCACCGCCACGGGCGCGCCGGGCGCCAGGCCGTCCGCGATTTGGGCCGCGGCCGAGTATGCGGCGGCCGGGGCCGAAACCGCGATCGTCCGCAGCACCGCGCCGCCGGGCCCGAGCACGTCCACCTCGTAAGCCTCGACGGCTTCGCCGAGCGCGACGGCCTCGGTTCCGTCCGACCACTCGCCGCCGATCCGGCTGCGCCGCACCCAGGACAGGGCGAGGTTGTTCGAGCCGTCGCGCGCGCCCGCTACATGCACGGGCGACCACGGCCGCTCGGCCTCGCCGGTCCACGCGTGCCCCTCGGTCGGCAGCAGGGCGAACGGGGTGCCGAGCACCGCGGCGCGCACCTGCTCGGCGATGCCGAGCGCCGACAGGGGCAGGGTCGCCGCCTGCCACGGGCCCGGTTCGAGCAGCGCGAACACGTCGCCCGCGGCGTGGCCGCCCGTCGCCCATTCGCTCCCGCGCCGGCCGCGCAGCAGGGTCGAAAGGGTCACGGTGCCGTCGCCGTTGTCGGTCGCGTCGCGGAATTGCAGCACCTCGGCGCCGCCCGCGCCGATGAGCACCGCGGCGTTGGCGCCGCCTAGCACCTGCGCCTCGGTCGCGCCGACCACGCGCGAGGCGCCGGCCACCATGGCGACGGTCAGGCTGTTCGTGCGGTCGGTAATCTCGGCGGGATGGTCCGGCAGCGCCGCCACCGCCCGGCCGTAGGCCGCGGCCGTGGGCAGCGCCGAAAGCGGCGTCCAGGTCGCGCCGTCCGTGGTGCGGTAGACGCTGGCGCCCCCGTAGCCCGTCGCCGCCAGCGGCCCGGCCGCGAGGTAGACGCGCAGCGCCGTGCCCCCGGTGTCATCCTCGGGCCGCAGCAGCGGGAGGTCCGGCAGGATGAGCATGGGGGCGCCGGACGCGCCGCCGAGCATCGCCGCGGGCTGGAACCCGAACCCGCCCGATGCGCCGGGCGCCTCGGCGTTGCTGATCCCGGCCGCGTCCTCGACGGTGCCGCGCACCTGCAAGGTGTAGTCCTGCCCCACGTCCACTTGCTCGAGCCGGACGCGCAGCAGATCGCCGGCCGGCGTGGCGAGCGTCACCACGTCGGTAGGCTCGAGCCGCAGCCAAGCCGAGGAAAGGCCGCAGCCGTCTAGGCTTTCGCGCTCGGCCCAACGGACGAGCAGGTTCCGCTTGGCGGCCCCCTTCGCCCCGGCCGCGTCCAGGACAACGTTCGTGTCGAGCGTCGTGTCGCCGACGCTATCCACGATGCCGACTATCTGCGGCGCCTGCGCCCGGCCGTAATGCTGCGTTCCGGTTTGCTGGTCCTGCGCCGGGTCGGGGTGCCGGACGAGGATGCGCCGCGGAAGCTCGTCCGCCGCGCCGAGCTTCAAGGGCAGGGCGGGCGCGTCGCCGTCGTCGCCGCCGGCCGCCTTGCCGGGCAGCAAATCGGCGTAGGGTATCGAGGCGACAGGCGCGCCGCCGCGCTTGACGAACCGCAGCCGGTCGTCGCTTTCCGCCGCGTCGAAAAAATACACGGTCTGCAACTGTTGCAGCAGGTCGCGCCCGCTGGTCTGGTTGCCGCGGAAGCCGAGCACGCTATCGCCCGCGAGCGCCGAGGCGTCCACGTCCTCGGCGGCGAGGCCGCAGGATCGGCAAACCTCGGCCACCACGTCGGAGAGCGGCGCGGGCGCGCCCTGCGCCCGGTTGAGCGAGAGCCGCTGGTAAAGGCCCTGCGCCGACACGCCGGTTTCCTGGAACAGCAGCGACCGCAGGCCGTCCCATTGCTCGGCGCCGCCGCCGCCGCCCGCGTCCGGCACCGGGCCGTCGAAGATCACTTCGCCCGTGCGGGTGTCCATGATCCGGCCGCGCCCCGTGGCCGTCATCCACCCGAACGTGTTGTTGACGATCCACGCGCCGCCCGCGCCGGCCCGCGGAAGCTGGTCGAGCGGGCGCGACCACAGGGTTTCGCCCGTGTCGCCGTCGAGCGCGACCGCCCGGTACGGCCCGACGAATTGCGCGTCGAGGTGGTTGGCGATGAGGTCGGCGCCGGGATCGTCCCATTCGGGCTGCGCGAGGAACAGCAGCAGCGCGTCGTTTCCGGTGTCCCATTCGGCGCGGACGAGCCGCACATGCCCGGACGAGCCGGCCCAAAAATCGCCCGCCGCTATCGAGCGCACCCGGCCGACGCCGACGCCCGGCTGCGTTGACCAGCGCCACACATCGAGGTTGTGGTACGCCGCGCCGCCCGCCTCCGGGCCGTTGAGCACCCACAGGTCGCACCCGCCCTCGACGTGCCGGCGGCCCCACAGGCACGAGAACTGCGACGACGCGCCGCTCGTGGCGTAGGTGAAAGAGGCGGGGTCGTCATAGGCGCCCCACTGGTAGGTGAGCGCGCCGGTAGCCGGGCCGCCGGGCGAGGCGCCGCCGCCCGCGACGAGCACCATGGGGCCGGCGAACTGATTCCAGAACACGAGCAATTCCTGCCCGGTGCCCATCGCTTTCGTCGCGGCCATGCCCTGCGCGAGCATCCCGCTGTCGCTGTGCGCGCGCAGGGAGGTGAGGTTGCTGCCGTTCCCGAACGTGCCGGTGACTTTCATCGTGGCGGGGTCCACCCGCACCGGGTACTCGGGGAAGCCGCTCATGTAATAGAGCGCGCCGTTGTGCCCGGCCGCGGCCATCGCCTCGATGTTGCCGCCCATCGGCACGAGCGCCGAGGCCGTGCCGGCGAGCATTTCGCCGAGGCTCGCGCGGCGCACCTCGCGCATGGTCGCTTGGTCGTACACGCCGATGCCGACCGCGCCGCCGCCGTCCGATTCCGTCTGCCGGTAGGTCACGCGGCGGTCGAAATCCCAAGCGATGTTCACGCCGGCCGGGCCGCCGCCCGCGAGTTCCGAAGTCGTGCCGTCCTCGGCGAGCAGGGCGAGGTTCGTGGCGGCGCTCGTGGTTTCGCCCTGGAACGCGATCAACGCGGACACGCTCGGGATGCGGTTGCCCCAAGGCTGCAACGGCGCGTTCTCGGCGACCACATAGACCACGCCGCGGTGCGCCGGCACCCGGCCGACGCCCTCGTGCTGCTCGATGGTCGGATCGGGCAGTTGCGCCTCGTCGCCGAGGTGGATGCGCAGGTTCGCGCCCGGCGTGACGGTCGGCGAGCCGTCCGTGCTGGTCGCGTCATAGATGAGCTTGCTATCGGCCCATAGCTTGAGGATGGCGACCGCGGGGCCGGCGGCGAAGGCGTAGGCGAAGCTGGCCGAATACGTGTAACTGTTGCTTTTCTGAAATACGCCCTTGCCGCCTTTCGACTGGTCCTTTTCCTCTTTGATCCCGCTCGTCCATATGAGGTTGCCTTGGCACCGCACGGTGCCCCAACACCTCGGGATCGGCTGCCCGTAGCTCGCGGTCGAAACCGAAAGGTCGCCGAGCCGCGGCCCCTCGATCGGCGGCGCGAGCGCCGACGACGCGGCCGACATGGCGGCCGATATGGCGATGCTCGCGGCTACGGAATACGGGTCGGCCATGCCGGGGCGTCAACCTTCTAGCGCGTGGTGGCGGTAGGCGCGGCGCAGCGTGTCGGCAAGCTCGAACGCGAGCGGTTCTTCTACCACGGCGCGGCTGCTCGCGCGCGCGTGCAGGCAATGCGGCACGCCGCCCGAGCGTTCGGTGCGCAGCCCGACGTGGCACGGATAAAGCGAATCGCTGAAAAGCAGCACGTCGCCCGGCCGCGCCTCGGCGAGCGGCACCCGGCGGCCGATCGCGGCGCACGCCTCGGCCAGCGCGTAGCCGGACGGCAGCCGCGTGTAGGGCGGCGGGTCCGGCACCGCGAGCCCGGCGCGGGCCCCGGCGAGCAGCAGCAGGCCGACGCAATCCACGCCCGCGGGGTTGCGCCCGAGGTGGCGCCACGGCGTTCCGAGCAGGGCGCGCGCCTCGGCGACGAACCGCGCCGCGCGCTCGCGGCCGGCGCTCACGGGCCGGGCACGGCCACGCGGGCGAGCGTATCCATACCCGGCACGTAAGGCTCGGCGCGCATGTTGGCGATGTTGTCGAAGGCGATGCAGTCCTCTAGCCGCTTGGGGCAGCCCGCCACGAGTTCGACGGCATCGCCGGGCGCGATCGTGTAGGGCACCGGCAGGAACAGGCCGACCGACCGCGTTTCCGGGTCATAGTCCAACATTTCGCGCATGAACCCGGCGTTCAGCCCGCCCGTGAACCGCGCGATGCCGCCGACGAACGAACCGGCCGAGGGCGGGCCGACCGCCGGCACGGTGAAGATCGCGCGCGGCGCGTCGCCCGCCACGGCGCCGACGACGCCGGGAAAGGTCCAGAGCGCGAGGTCCACTTTGCACCTGCTATCGCCGAACTGCGCGCGGCACTCGGGCGTGGTGAGTTCGCCGACCTTCTGCGCTAGGCGCGTGGTCAGCGACCGCAACTCGGCCGTGAACCCGCCGCGGTCTGTCCGCACGCACTCGCCGAGCCACCCGCGCCGCAGCCGCAGTTGCCCGGCGTCCGGCGCCCGCCAGTCGCACAGGAACACCCGGAACTCGCAGTAGTCCCAGAGCCCGGCGCGAACGTCGTGGTCGGTTATCGTCGCGGCGTCGAGGATGCCGGCGATTTCCGTGTCGTCCACGTTGAGCAGCGACGATTGCGAAATCGCGGTGCGCTTGAACCCGAGCGTCGAGCGGTACGTCTCGCCCCCGAGCAGGAGGTCGGCGTCGTGGTCCGTGAACGCGAAGGCCGCGCCGTCGCGGCGCACCGCGCGCCAGCATGTGGCGAGGGTATGCACCTGCGAGGCGAGCAACGCCTGCAAGGCGGGCGTCGCGGCCTTCACTCGCGTAGCTCGATTATGTCGAGTTGCGCCGTGCCGATATCCACTTGGTCGAGCCGCAGCCGGAACTCGTCGGCGTCGAAACGCACGGCGATATCGAACTGCCCGCTCCACGTCCCGCCCGTGCCGCCGGTCACGCGGCCGGTCGAGTAGTCGAGCGAACCGCCGCCCGAGAGGCTGACGGTGCCGGATACCGGGCGGGTGATCTTGCGCACCAGCGATTGCCCGCCGGACGTGTAGGTTTTGGCGAGTTGCCACGCGCCGCCGCCGAGCGCCACGAGCGGTTCGGCGACCGCCTCGTAATCGCTCCAATCCTTGAACCGGAACCCGTAGGCGCGGCCCGCCCGCGCGTGGAAAAAGGCGAGCAGGGCCGCGAACGCCGCTTCGTCGGCGGCGCCGCTGGCCACGTTCCACTTGTGCCGCGGCGCCGACCAGTTCGACACGCGGCGCTCGTGCCCGCCGAGCGTGGTTGCGATGCTGGTGGAGTAGGTCGGGCCGCCCTCGGCGCCCTGCTCGATGATCGGCGGCAGCCGAACGTCGTGGAAATCGGCCATCGTCAAAGGTTCCTAGCCGCGCGCCGCAGGGTGCGGCCCCAATCCGCCCGCACCTGCCCGGCGCTCGCGCGGAAGGATTCCGCGTCGGGCGTGGCGATCGTGACGGGCGCGTGCAGCACCACCGCGGCGGCGCCCGCCCCGGCGCCGATCCGGCCGCGCACCGCCCGTTGCTGCGGCTCGGTCAGCACGAGTTCATTGCGGCGCAGGATTGTGGGTATCTCATCGCTGCCCACCCACGGCGACCAGCCCGCGACGCCGCCCGAATGGTAGCGCGGCGCCTCGTGGAACACGGACGCCGGCACATGCCGCGAGGGCAGCGACCCGTCGCCGGCCAGCCCGCCCGTGTGCGCTACGGCGGCCGTGGCGCCGGACGAGAACAGGCCCTTGAACCACGAGCCGATGCCCTTCGCCGCTTCGCCCACGAGCCCGCCGCCGCCCGTGCCGCCGCCGAGGTCGCCGAGCGTCCCGAGGTTCGTCCCGAAAAGCGCGTTTTTGAGCGGGTTGAGCGCACCCAGTTTCAGAAAGTCGCCCGCCAAGTCTTTGAGGACGCCCGAGGCCGTCGAGCGGAAATCGTTCCACTTGCCCGTACTCAGCAGGTCCACGAGGCCGGTCCCGAGGCGGTCGATCGCCTGCGAGCCGACGTTCTGCAACTCGCGCCACGCGTCCTCGGCGCGGTCGAGTTGGTCGCGGTACTCGCTGAGTTGCCCGGCCTGCTTGACGATGCCTTGCCCCTCGGCGCTGTTCGGGTCGGGCGCGCCGGGGGTGTTCTCGAGGTTGCGCTGCGCCGACCGCTCGGCCCGGCGCCGGTTGCGCTCGGTTTCGGAAAGCCCGACTTCGCCGATTTCCGCGCGCGTGTCCTCGATCGCCTGCCGGGTGCGGTCGCGCTGCTGCGCGACGCGGGCGGCGCCGGCCGACTTGGCGAGGTCGTCGTACTTGCGGGCGAGTTCTTCCACCGCGCGCGCCCGCGCTTCGTCGCCGACGATGCCCGACCGCTGCACGTCCACGAGCGCCCGTTCGACGCTCGCTTGGTGCGATGCGGCCTGCGCGCCGCCTTCCCACGCCGCGGCGATCCGGCGCTGCGAAGCCGCGTTACGGTCGATCTCGCTGTTCTGCTGCTGGTATTCCTGGGTCAGCCCGCGAAGCGTTTCCTGCACCACGCGGGCCCGCGCCGCGGCCACCTCGGGCGCGTTGCCGTCCTTGCCCTGCATCCGCATGGCTTGGTCGAATTGCGCCACGGCCTCGCGCACCGCGCGCATGGTCGGGTCGAGGTCGGCGCCGGCCTCGTTTTGGCGCCGCAGCGCCTCGACGAACTGGTCCTGCGCGGGTTTCAGCCGCTCCAGCTTGCCCTGCAAATCCTCGACTTGGTTTGCGAAGTCGCGCGCCGCGTCGCTGCCCGGCGCCGAGCCGGCGAGGTTGTCGCGGGCCGCGCCTAGCTCGGCCTCGATGCGCTCGCGCTGGTAGGCGTTGCCGCCGCCGCGCTCGCGGTAGGCTTGGAGGTCGGCGCTGCGCTGCCGCTCCGGGTCCGGCTCGGCCAGGGGGCCGGCGCTGCCGGGGCCCTGGATGCGATCCACGTACCGGCGGGTTTCCTCGGGCATGGTCGCGCGGCCGGCGCGAACCGCCTCCATCCGGGCCGGGCCGGCGTTGTAGTCGGCCAGGGCCGCGCCCACGTCGCCGCCGCGGGCGTCGAGGCGTTCGCGCAAATAGAGCGCGCCGGCCGCGGCGTTCTGCCCCGGATCGCGGATGCCGTTGGGGTCGAGCCCGTGCCGCCGCGCGAGGTCGGCGTAGGTGCCGGGCATGAGTTGCAGCGGCCCGACCGCGCCCGCCGAGGAATCGCGGAACGTGCCATCGGGGTTGCGAACCGCCTCGGCGCCGTACACGCGGGCGAGCAGCGCCGGGTCGAGGTTGGCGCGGGCCGCCGCCGCCGCGATGTGGCCCTGCATGTCGGCCGGCACGCCCGGCAGGTTGCCGCCGGCCGAGCGCGTGGCGGCGATGCGCCGGCCCTCGGCCGCAAGCTCGTCCTCGCCGTTCGGGCCGTAGCCGCCGAGCCCCGCGGGCGCCGCGCCGCCTGCGGGGGCGTTCTGCCGGCCGTAGCCGCGGAAGAACTCGCGCAGGTAGGAATTGCCCGCCTGCGCGCGCTGCAAGCGTTCCAACGCCTCGACGGCCTCGTTCACCTTGCCGACCGCGCCGGCGAGCCCGTCCGTCAGGACGCTACCGATGCTGCGCGAGCCGTTGCCGGCGCCGTTCCAGATGCGCTCTAGCGTGTTGCCGAGGTTGTTTAGCGACCGCTGCAACGGCGTGGTCGCTTCCTCGGCGTCCCGCAGCGATTGCCGGAAGCGCCCGACCACGGCCGCCGCCGCTTCCGTCTGCCGGCCGCTCGACTGCAAAAGCTCGATGTGCCGGACGAAATCCGCGTCGAACCCGCGGATGCCCTCGCGCCCGTCCTCGAAGTAGCGGCGCGCCGCCGCCGCCGGATCGCGCAGCGCGTCGGCGAGGCGTTCGGCGCCGCTGGCCGTGTCCTCGCGGAAGGCCGCGCCGAGGTCGCGCGCGAGCCGGCCGGTTTCGACCAAGTTCTCTTGCGTGGTCCGGAAGCCCGGCACCTCGGCGAGCGTCGAAAGCGCCTTGCGCGCCTCGTCCGTGCCGATCGTGGTGGTTTCGGCGAGCCGCCGGGCCGCCGTGTTGATTTCGCCCGCCGCTTGCTGGTAGTCGCTGCGGGTGCGTTGCAGGCCCGTGGCGACGCCGTTGACGCTGCGTTGGTTGTTCTCGGCGGAAACCGCCATCGCCGCGAGCGCCACGCCGACGCCCGCGATGATGCCGCCGGCCGCCAGCGGCGCCGCGTTCTGGCGCAGCAGCCGGAAGGCGTTGCCGATGCCGCCGACCGCATCCACGGCCTGCGGGCCCTGTTGCAGCAGGGGGCGGAAGATGCCGCCGCCGCTGCCCGCCTGCACCGCGAAGTCGGTCGCCTGCGCCGTCAAATTCTGGATTTGGTAGCCGTGCAGCCGCAGGCTTTCGGTCGCGCCTTCCGCGGCCGGTTTGATGCCGAGGAACCGCTGCCGGGCGAGGTCGAGCAGTTGGTTGGCGCGTTCCTGCGACACCCGGCCGGCGTCGAGGCCGCGCTGAATCTGCGCCTGCGCCCGCCCGAACTCGTAAGCCGCGCGCGCCGAATCGTCGAGCCGCCGCACCAGGGCATCGAAGCCGCGCGCGGTGTTGGCGACGGTGCGCTGCGTCTGCTCGCCCTGCTGCGCCAGCCCGCGCGCGGACTGCGCCATGCGGGCGTTAGCCTGCTCCACCTCCCGCGCGCCCTGCGCGTAGGGCGCGGCGTCCATCCCGGCGGTTACGAGCGTCACCTGCTCGGCGCGGTTCGCTGCCATCTAGTCGCGGCTCCAATCGTCGTCGGCGTCGGCGGCGGGCCCGGAACCCGCCGCGGCGTGCGCGGCCCGGAACTCGTGGTCGAGCGCCCGGATGAGGTCGAGTTCGGCGCGGCGCAGCCGCTCGCCGGTCGCGTCCTGCCACGCGGCTATGTCGCGCCACGCGATCGGCTGCGGCGAGCCCATGTCGCTCGCCCGGCCGCCGTGCAGGTCGAGGAACGCCCGCCAGAGCAGCGCCGCGCCCGGCGGTTTCGGCGGGCCGAGCAGCCCCGCGGGGGCCTTGCCCGTCTGCCGCTGCACCGCCCGCAGGTGCTCGCGCAGGGTGCCGCCGCCCTGCCGGCGCGGCGCGGAAAGCCGGAACTCGTGTCGGGCGAAGCTCAGGACGGCTTCCACGAATCCGGCAGAAAGTTTCCCTCGTTGTTTATGAACCCGAGCGCCTGCCCTTTGAGCCAAAGCATGTCGGGGTCGGCCCATAGCTCGCGGGCCGTGTCGAAATTGCACGGCACGTCGAGCGCGCGGCCGGTCGGCGCCACCAGCCGCCAAGCGACGGTGAGCGCGGCCAACATATCGGCCATGTCGCCATCGGCCTCGGCCGGCGTGAGGTCGCGGCCGATCCGGCGCAGCCGTTCCTCGCGCTTGTGCCGGTGCTCGGTGCCGGCCGCCGAGTGCCAGCCGCGAAGCTCTATCCAGCACGCCTCGCCGCCCTCGCCGCCCTCGGCGCCCTCGGCGCCCTCGGCGGGGAATATGCGCCGCCGCGTGCCCGGATGCAGCGGGTAGAACCGCGCCGACCGATCGGCCGGCAGTTTCAGGTCGTCGAACGCCCCCGGCAACTCGCCCCCCTTTGTCTCGATGCGCCTGGCGGCGGCGCCCGTCGCCGGATGCCGCCGCAGTCCCGCGATGCCTAAGCCACGGCCGCGCTATCGGTGATCCTTATGGTCGTCAGCGGAACGCCGTCCGCGGCGCCGACGTATTCCAGCGCCGTGAAGGCGCAGGTGATCGGCTGCGACAGGTCGCCGCGGGTTTCCTCGTCCGCGCTGGTGAGCTTCACGCGCGGAAGCTCCACGGTGATGCTCTCGCCGCCGCTGGTGGCGTTCGTGAGCGTCAGCGCGACCGCAACCTCGGCCTCGCTCTCGAACAGCGCCGAGGCCGTGTCGCCATCATCGAGCAGGAACGTCAGCGAGCCGTCCACGGCCGTCCGGCCGAGCAGCACGTCGGGCGGGAACGCCTGCCCGAGCACCTGCGGCGCCTCCGCCGCGTTGGCGCAGTTGACGGCCGCCGCGGTCACGAGGCCGACCGGCGTGCCGTCGAGGGTGATGGCGCCCGCGAGGCTGTTGCAAACCTCGGTCGTGGTGGCGGCGGCCGGCGCGGTCAGGTACGGGCTTGCGCCGGTCGCGCGGGACAACCGGTTGCGGCCCATCACCATGAACTCGACGGTCGAGATTCCCTCGGCCGGCACCGCGAGGCGGAAGCCCGTCACGCGGCACTCGGTATAGAGCCGCGACTTGTCGAGGTCTTGGTGGTAACGCTCGAACATGAACTTGCGCCGGACGTGGCCGCTCGCGGGCGCCATGACGCGCTGCCCGTCGCCGGGCGTGCCGCTGACCGCCGAGCGGCTGCCGCGCAGCACCGCCTCGAACAGATCGAAGTAGGTGGCGGGGCTGAGTTCGCCGCTGATCGAGCCCTCGACGCGCCGGCTCGTGCGCCGGTTGCTGCGCACCTGCCGCGACGGCAGGATTTCCGCGCTGGTGGTCGAGTTGGCGCGAAGGTTGAGGCTCGATTGGGTGAACCGCAACACCTGCCCGCCGGTCGCGCCGGGATCGGTCGCCGGGTCGGCCTCGGCCGCCGCCGCCATGGCGCCGGACGCGTATGCTTTGTAGCGCAGCGAGACGCCGCTGCCCTCGGCTATCGGCATGTCATGTCCTCGGAAACAGCGGCTTGCCCAAGGCCGGGGAAGGGCGGGCCGTCGCCGCTAGCCGCGGAAACGGTAGGTGAAGGCGCAAATCCCCGAGCGAATCCACCATGCGCCGTCGTCGGATGCGCCCGGCTGCTGCAACGCCATCGAGCCGATGAACGAAAGCGGCCCCGAGCGCTGCGACCGGAACACGCCGAGCGCCGCGTCGAGCAATTCGAGGCAGGCTGTTTCGCCCGCCCCGCGCGCCGCGAGCACCCGCACCACGACGGTTCCGGAAAGCTCGCGCTCGCCGCCGCCCGCGCCGGCCGCGAAGGCGATTTGCGCCTCGTCCTCGAACTCGACGCTGAGGTGCAGCCAATGCAGGGTGTCGGCCCGGCTCGGCGTCTGCTCGTCCGTGTTCGAGTGCCAGCGCACCGGCACGCCGGCCGGCGACGGCCAGCGGGCGGCCCACATCGCGGACACGGCCGCGACCGCGGCGCCGTACACGCTCGCGCCGCTCATGCCGCCTGAATCTCGTCTATGACGATAGCGGGATACCGGACGTTCGCGTTCTCGTAAGCCCGCTGCTCGCGCTGCGCGTCGGTAAGGACGCGCTTGCGCCCGGCCCGATGGTGCGGCCGGTGCTCGCGGAAGTTGCCGGCGAGGTCCACATAGTTGAACCCCCACCGCGCGAGGTCCGCGTGCCGCGAGCGTAGCTGGATCATGGCGCGCTCCACGAAATGCTGCTGCACCTGCACCGCGAACGGCCCGCCGTTCTTGTCTTTGCCGACTTCCAGGCGCCGGCCGTAGGGCGCGGACACGGCCACGATCGCGCGTTCGTCGCCGGGCCGGATCGCGTGCGGCTCGGTTTCGCGCCCGTCCACCAGCACGAGCAGCGAGCGCCGCCACCCGCCGCCGCGGATCGGGCCCTTGTCGCGCAGGTGTTCGAGGCAGCGTTCGACCGCCTCGCGCAGATAGTTCCAGTCGAGCAGCACGCGCGAGTTGTGCCCGATCATGGAGGCCGAGGCGCCGCGCTTGCCGTCAACAACCATGTCGGCCAGCGCCGGGGCGATGCCGCCCGAGCGCGCGGACTGCTCGGCGAGCACGCGGCGGCGCTCGTCCTCGACGGCCGCGCGCATCGCGTCCTCGGCCGCCCGCGGCAGCGTGCGGTCGGCGAACACCCGCAGGGCGCGGTCGTCGTATTTCACCTGCACCGCCGCTAGCTCCCGCGCAGGGTCAGGGAGTAGCCGATGAGGTCCGCGCCCTCGTAGATCGGCGCCGCGTGCTGCACGGTCCACGAGTTGTTCGCGGTGCGGATTTCGTCGGGGTTGCGCGGCGCGCCGTCGAAACCGGCGTCGGCCAGCGGCGCGGCGAGGATTTCGCACCGCGCGTCGCCCTGGCGCAGATTGCCGACCAGGGCATCGGGCGCGTAGCGCGTGAGCAGCGCCGTGAGCGGCACGGCCACGTCGCCCCGCCGCAGCGTCACCGGCCTGCCTTTCATGGCGAGCAGCCGGGCGCGGGCCTGCCCGTGCGGGCCGTCCGGCACGGTCAGAACCCGCCGACGCGGCGCCACGGCGCCAGCAGCGCCGCGGCCTCGGCCGGCAGCGCCCCGCCGGCCACCGCGGGCGCGGTCGCATAGGCCACGGTGCCCACGCCCTCCGTCGTGTCGCTGCGCAGGTAGGGGTCGCGCCCGCGGGCGAAGAACCACGCGCGCACGGCGAGCAGGCACGCCCGCTCGATGTCGCCGGGCAGCCCTTCCGGAAGCTCGAACCCGGCCGCGTAGTCAACCACCACCTCGCCGGACCACCCGAGCCCGCAGGCCGCGCCGCCGCCCGCGGCGCGCCGGTACAGCATCCCGTCCGCGACCGTCCATTCGGCCGGGTCGAGCGTCGTGCCGTCCACCGCCACGGCCGACACGTCCGGTTCGAGGTCGGCCGCGAGCATGATGCCGCCGCCCGGACCCGGCTCGCCCGGCCACGCGTCCCACGGGCCCGCCGACCACGGGCCGAGCGGGGCGCGGTAGCCGGCCCATTCCGTCTGCCGGTACGTCTCGCGGGCGAACGTCCGGCGGTTGCAGAACCGCGCGCAGGCGGCGCTCGCCTGCCGCACGAGCGCGGCGACGGCCGCCCCGTCCGCGGCGCCGGCCGGGCCGCACTCAACCTTGGCCGCGTCGAGGGTGGTCAGGTCCGTCGAGGCGGCGGGCGCTAGGACGATGAGCATGGATCAGAGCCCCAGCGCCTTGCGGATGGCCGCGACGGTCGGCGCCGCGAGCGCGGCGTGCCCCGCTTCGTTCGGGTGGCCGCCGTCGCCGCTGTCGAAGGCCGCGGCCAGCTTGACCGGCGTCGCGCCGTCGCCCACGGTCGCGCCGTGGTCGACCCACAGTTGGGCGTCCTGCGCCGCGCGTAGGCGCGCCATCATCTCGTCGCGCGCCGCTTGGCTGCTCGCGCCCGCCGCCGGGATCAGCGGCAGCGGCCCGGTGAGGATCGGGATGCCGCCGAGTTCGCGGACGCGGTGCGCCAGCGCCATCGCGCGCCCCCATGCCGCGTCGACGAGCGCCGTGGTCGGGCTGCCGTCGTTCGGCGACCACAGCGCGATGAAGCAGATTTCCGGCTTGATCGCCTCGATGAGCGTCTTGCCGCGCGTGTGGTAAGCGGCGCTCGTCTGCCCGGAGAACCCGCCGTTGAAGCAGGATATGGGGAAGCCGGCCGTCGAAAGCTGCGCGCAGGCGATGTGGCCCCAGCTACGCGCGTCGGCGCGCGTCGTCAGGCCCTCGGTGTAGCTGTCGCCGATGCAGAGCACCGTCGCGCCGGGGCCGCGCGAGTAATACTGCACGAAACAGGGCGAGTAGACGCCGGAATCCGTGGTGAACCCGGTAGTGACGACGGCGCCGCCCGTCTGGTCGCCGAGCCGGTAGGCGCTCTTTCGGATGCGGCCCAGGTTGACCGCCGCCGTGTTCCAATCCGCGGCGTAAGTGGTGCTCCGCTTGTTTTCGCGGCCCGCCGCCACCCGGTACGTGCGGGTGAACAGCAGCGGCAGCGTCTCGCCGGCGTCGGCGCGGTCGAGGCTCGCCAGTTGCACCCAATCGGTGAAGGTGAACGCCGGGTTGAGCGCGTCGGCCGTCGTCGCGGTCGCCGCGAGGGTGTTCGCCGACCCGGAGGGCGAGGGCCAGGCGCCGTCGGCGCCGGCGTTGTTGAACGTGAACCGGGTGAACGCGCGCGCCGCGCCCGCCGAATCCACCGGGTTGATTCCGTCGTTGAGCTTGGCCGACACCGCGGCGGAAACGCCGTCTATGGCGATGCCCGTGGCCTGGTCGTTGCCGTAGACCAGCCGCACCAGGTCGAACCGGCTTTCGAGCGCCCAGGCGGTGCAGATGGTGATTCCGGCCGTCACGTTGCCGAACACCATCCGGCCGCCGTTCATCTGCGTGCGGACGAACCGCGGGCGCACCAGATTGCGGGCGCGGGCAAGCGTCGCGGCGATCGGCGCGGGCGGCAGGGAGGCGGCCAAGCGTCAGCCCTCCATGACGGCGACGGCGGTCCCGGCGGCGCTGACCGCCCAGACCTCGCCGGTGTGGATCGCGGCGGTCGGCCACTCGTAGGCGCCGCCCTGGTCGCCCGAGGCCGAGGCCGCCGCGAGCGGCCAGCCGTTGCCCGCGGTCACGGTGCTGGCGAAGCCGAGCGACGCGAGGCCCGTGCCGATGTTGGCGACGGCCAGCGAGGAACGGCGCGCGCTCGCCGCGGCGATCCGCGTCGGCGTGCCGGCCGGCAGCGCCACGACCGCGAGCGTGGTGGTCGTGCCGCTGGTCGAGAGGCGCGGATAGTAGGTGTCGGACAAGGCGGTTCGTGCCCCTCTGTTTCAGCGGCGCGGGCGGCGGTCGCCGCGGGCCCGGCCGTCCGGCGCGGGCCCGCGGGCGGGCGTCAGAACTCGGAACGCGGCGCGGCGGGCGGCGCGGCTTCCTCGGCCGGGCGCGGCTCGGGGGCCGCCGGCTCGGGGGCCGCGGCCTGCGGCTGCGGCTGCGGCGCGGGCCGCTGCTCGACGTCGGCCGCCTTCTCGCCCGTCTGCGCGTTCTCGGTCGGCACGCCCGAGCCGTCGCGGAACACGTTGTAGTACGGCGGCGGGCCGTCCTCGCCGGGGCCGCCCGCGAGTTCCATCCCGCCGGGCAGGTTCGGGTCGCCGCCGCTGTTGCGCGGATCGGGGCCGTCCTTCGCGCAAGCCTCGTCCACGGCCGGGCCGTTGTTGACGTTCGCGCGCGTCTGTTCGGTGTCGCTCATGGTCGCTCGCTCCGTGTTGCCCGCGCCGCGCGCGGGTGCGTGGTGGCGCGGGGCGGCGCCGTGCCGCCCCGCGCCCTCAGTCACTCAGCCGCTACGCGTCAGGTCACAAAGCCCAGGTCGGCGTAGATGAACGCGGCCGGGCGGTAGACCGCGAGCGCGAGCCGTTCCTCGGCGCGGATCGTTACCAAATTGCGCTCAAAATCGTCGGAGTTCTCGCTGCTCACGAGCACCTCGACGGCCATGCGGTCGAAAAGCTGCGCCGCGGTGCGGAAGGCGCCGACGAGCGCCTTGTCCACGCTGATCGCCTGCGTCGCCACGACGGGCAGGCCCCACAAGCGCGCCGCGGTGCCCTGCTGCGGGCCGCCGAACAGGTAATTGCCGTTGCTGTCCTTCGCCAGTTCGACGCGCGCCCAGTCGGCCGGGTGCATCACGAGCCCGTCCGCCGGCAGGTCGGCGAGCGCGGCCTGCAACACGGCCAGCCGCAGGTTGTCGATGAACGTGGCGCCCGACACGGTGATCGGGGCCGCGAACGCCGTCGCCTGAGGGATGAGGCCGAGGATGTTCGCGCCCGAGCCGCTGCCCGAAAGCAGTTGCGCCTCTTCCGCGAACTCCAATCCGTAGCGCAGCCTGTTGTCGATTATCGAGCGCAACTGCGGCGCGTCGTCGAGGGCCTGCCGGCTCGCCTTCATGGTGTGCGCGATGGTCCGCACCGGGGCCGAGGCGAGGTCGAACGTGATATCCGACTTGGGCTTGGTCGCGCCCTCGGCGACGGGCGCCGCGTTGTTCGTGAACACGGCCTCTTTCGCGTACTCGATCGCCCCGCTGGTCGTCTCGCCCGGCGCGATGAGGTCGCGCACCACCATGCGCCGCTGCGGCAGCGCCAGCAGCGCGCGCCGGTCGGCCGGGACGAGCGAGGTGGAAACGCTCGCCGTCGCGCCCATGGTGCTCGACGCGCTGGTGATGTTCTTGAACTCGACACGCACGGACGCCGAGCCGCGGTTGCCGCTGGTGAGCGCCTTCATGCGCTCGTCCTCGACCACCCACGCGCCGAGCGACTTCACCTCGACCGGCTCGGCGCCGCCGTTGCCGCCGCGCCGCGCGAGCTTCTGCTCGATTTCGGCCAGCCGGGCGTTCGTCTCGCCGAGCTTCGTCAGCGCCTCGTCCGAACGGGCCTTGGTTTCGGCCGACAGCGCGCCGAAGTTCTTGATTTCGGTCGCGGCCTGCTCGGCGAAACGCTTTGTCTCGTCCGAAACGCGCTTCAGATTGTCGCCGAGCGCCTTGAACTCGGCTTCGGGGTTGCTGGAACCGTCTAGCGGCATGGTGCCGTGGTCCTTTTCAGAGAGTTGGCAACGAAAAGCCGTCCAGCGCCGCGCGAAGCTCGCGCAGGGCCGCCGGATCGGCCGCGGATTTCGCCTCGCCGCCGCCGCTCTCCCGAGCTTTGAGCGATTTGAAGCCGAGTTCGGCGATTGCCTCGGCCTGCGCGCGCGTGAACCCCATTGCGTCCCGCAATGCGCGTTCAAACTCGCGTTCGGATGGGAGGTCGCCCGCGGCGAGCCTCGCCTTTATCTCGTCCAATTCGGCGCCGAGCGCCGCCTTGACTTGCAGCACGCGGGCGGACGCGTTGCACGGATCGTCCACGAGGCTGATTTCCGCCAGCGCGGCGCTTTTGATCGTGCGGCGCGGCTCGCCCGGATTGCGGCCGTAGGTGGCCGACTTGGCTTTGAAGCCGATGGAAAGCCCGCCGATCGCGCCGTCGCGGACGCGCTCGAACAGCAAGCGCCCGCGGTCGGTGTTCATGCCGCTGATTTTGCCCTCGACGTACAGCCCGTGGTCCCGTTCCTCGACCACGGAATAGACGCCGACGCCGCGCTCGCCGTTGAGTTCTGCGAGGCCGTGGTTGAGGTGCATGGGCAGCCGGCGCCCGCTCGCCTTCGCCTCGGCGAGCGATTCCGCGAAGCATCCCGGCAGCAAGCGGTCGCCGATGCGGTCGATATTGCCGTAGATCGCGCCGTAGCCGCTGAACGTGCCGGCCGCGGGATCGCCCATGCTCTTGATTTCGAGCGGCGCGGCGAGGAAATCCGTCGTCATGGCTTTTGCTGCTCCACGTTGGCGGCGGCGGTCGCGGCGCCGGCCGGCGCGGGCCGGGCGGGCGCGGGCATGACAGGCGGCGCGGCGAGGCCCGCCGCGAGGTCGATGGGCACGTTCTGCGATTGCACGGTGAGCAGCGCGGCGCCGCCGCCGCGGCGCGGCATGTTTTCGAGGTCGCGGCACTCGTCGCGGGTGTAGATGCCGTTAGTGACCATCGCGGTATAAAAAGCCGCACGGCTCGCCGCGTCGCCGCGCAGCAGCGCCGCCACGTTGAACTCTAGCTCGATGGTGCCGCGCTCGCCGGGCGCGAGCAGCCGGCGTTTGCACGCCATTTCGATGCGCTTCAACCACGGCCGCAGGGTGAGCGTCACGAACCCGATTTGCTGCTGCTCGATGCCCGAGCCCCACGACGTATCTTTCGTGTGGTGCCCGATCATGTGCAGCGGCACGCGGAAAATCCGGGCGATTTCCTCCACGCTGAAACCGCGCGTCGCCAGCAATTCGGCCTCCTGCGGCGGGATGCTGAAAGGCTGGAACTTCCAATTGCCTTCCAGCACCGGGATTTCGCCGGCTGCCGCCGCGCCCTGGAACCTGCGCAGGTAAAGATGCGCGTCGCGCCGCTGCGTGTCGGTCAGCACGTCGGGCCCGGCCAGGTATCCGCCGATCCGCAGCCCGTTTTTGAACAGGCTGCCCGCGGTTTCCTCGGCCGCCTGCGCCAGCGCGAGCGCGTTGGCCTGCTGCGCGATCGGCGAAATGCCGGTGATGCCGTCGAGCGAAAACGCCCGAATGTGCAGCATGTCGCCCTCGCCCACCTCGTGCGGCGAGGCCGTGCCGTCCGCGATGGTGTAAAGCAGCGAGCCGTCGTCGGCCCGCCGGACGGAGACATGCGCGGGCGAAACCGGCGTCAGCGCGACCACGCGGCCGAACACCCGGTCGATAACGGCGTAAGCGTTGCCCCACAGCAGCAGGCCCGCCGCCATCATTTCCCAGAACTCGACCGAGGTCTGGTCGGCGTTCGGGGCGTCGTGCAGCAGGCCGTACAGCGGATGCGAGCGCGCGAGCCGGCGGCCGTCCGGCCCCGTCTCGTATGTGTTGAACGGCAGCGTCGCTATCGTCTCGGCGATGAGCGTCACGCACGCGCGCACCGTCGCCATCGAAAGCGCGGTATCGACGGTGACGGCCTTGCCGGCGAACGTGCGGCGCCCGCCGCCGAGCATGTCCGGCAGGGCCGGGTCGGTGAGCTTGGCGGGGCCGGTGCGCCAGTATCCGAGCGCGCCGGCAAGAGCTTTGACCGCGAGGTTCCGCAGCATCGTGTTTCCTTGCGGCTAGGCGAACAGCGGATCGGTGAAGAAGCTCGAAATGTCGCCGCGCGCCGGCTCGGCCTCGGCCGTCTGCGCCCGGCCGACCGCCATGAGCAGCGCAACGGCCGCGTCTATCCGGTTCTCGCGCACCTTGGCGGGGAACAGGTTGCCCCGCCGGTCCTCCTGGCCGACCACGTTGCCCACGCACCAGCCGAGTACCGGGTTGCCGTCGTGCGCGAGGCGCCCGGATCGCATGGCCGCGTCGAGTTCGTTGATCGCGGGGCTGAGGTTCTGCGTCGTGGTGCGGAAATCGAACATCGGCACGCCCTCGGCGCGTAGCCGCTGCGACAGGTGCGCCGCCTGCCACGGGTCCGTGCCGACGCTGCGCACCTCGAACCGCGCGCAAAGCTCGCGCAAGTCGTCCTCGATGCGGCCGAAGTCGGTTTCGTCGCCCGGCGTGATGGTCAGGTGCCCGGCGGCGGCCCAGCCCGGATAGGACGGGTTGCGGGCCTCGAGCACCGCCGCCTCATTGAGATAGCAGCGGGCGAACGCCCGGTACGTGGCGCGGCCTTCCTCGTCCCGGCCGGGGAACACGATCGCCATGGCCGCGAGGTCGGTTTTGCGCGCGAGGTCGAGCCCGATGTGGCACGGGCGGCCCTCGAACTCGTCGAGCGACAGGCCGCGTTCCTCGCAAGCCTGCCAAGCGCGGGTGCTGAAAAGCGCCTCGTCGGCGCCGACCCACACGTTGAGGTGCCGGGTTTTCGCCGCCGCTTCCTGCGCCGGGTTGTTCCGCGCCTGCCGCATTATCGCGCGGATGGCGTCGGCCTGCACCGCCTGCCCCCAGGACGGGTTCGCCTTGATCCACGACGCCTCCGACCATGGATCGTCAGGCGGCAGCGTTACGCGCAGGCCGCCCGGTTCAAGGCTTCCGCTTCGCGCGCTGCAAGTAGGCGAGTGCGAGTGATAGACCTTTCTCAGAATCTCCGAGGAAACCGAGTCCAGTGTTGCAGGGTCGGCATAAGAGGCCCCGAACCTCTCCCGTGCGGTGGCAATGATCCACTTGGAGGGGGTGGTCGGGTCGCTTGCGGCAGATGCCGCACCGTCCGCGATGGGCCCGCACAAGGGACTCGTATTCTTCGGCGCGAAGCCCGTATTGGACCTTCCGCCACCAGTGAGGGTTTGCGGCGCGCCAACGTTGGGTGAACTCCCGAACTCGGTCGGGATTGCGCTTAGCCCATCGTGCGGAAGCCTCTCGGGCTGCCGCCTTTTGCTTAGGATCGTCTTTCCGGGTGAGCCAGTAGCATTCCTCGCACAATCCGCCTCGCGGCGCGGGCCGCTCGGGATGATTGGGGCATCGCAGTTTGGTGTTTGCCGACCACCAGCGCATGTAGCACGCGCGGCAAAGGCCCCGGCTGCGAGCGACGCGATCCGGGTGGTTGGAACACTGTGGCAATCGCAAACCCTCCCGAGGTGATCCAACGCGGGGAGGGGTGCCAGAATCGTCTCTCGGGCGTCTAAATCTAACGTGTATATGAGCGCGAACAGCCGCTCGTCCTGCTGCTCGCCGTGCAGCACTTTCGAGGCGTAGTCCCACAACTGCCGGCCGATGCCCGAGGTGTTGCCGGTCGCGGTGCTGATACTCAGCAGCAGCGGTTGCGACCGCTTGCCCATGGCCGTCAGCAGCACGTCATAGACTTCGCTCGTGCGGTGCGAGGCGATTTCGTCGCACACGGCCACCTGCACGTTGAGGCCGTCGAGGGCCTTCGCGTCGCTGCTGATCGGCTTGAACCGCGAGGCCGTGTTGAGTTGGAACACGGCGTTGGCGCCGGCCTCGACGGGGGCGTTGCGGCCCTCGCGGGTGCGCAGCCCGGCGAGCGCGGGCGAGCGCAGCACCATCTCGCGCGCCGTGTCGAACAGGATGCGCGCTTGGTCCCGCGTGACCGCCGCGGCGTAGCCCTCGGCGCCGCCTTCACCATCGGCGAACGTGAGGTAGAGCGCGATCGGCGCGGCGATCGTGGTCTTGCCGTTGCCGCGGGGCACGAAAACCACGCCCTGCCGGAAGCGCCGGGCGCCGGTCGCGCGCTCCACGAACCCGAACAGGTTGGCGAACACGAACGCCTGCCAGGGCATCACGGCCAGGGGCTTGCCGGCGAGCGGGCCCTTGATGTTGGGCAGCGCGCCGCAGAACCGCAGCGCCCGCTCGGCGAGGTGCGGCGCCCACGCCCACGGGCCGCGGCCCGCCTCGGCGTCGGCCAGGTCGCGCAGGAACCGCTCGCAGGCGAGCCGCACCAGCCCGCAGGCCGGGATGGCGTCCGCGAGCACCCGGCGGGCGTAGCCGACGCCCTCGGCGACCGCCGGATAGTCCGGCGCCACCGCCACGGGGGCGGGCGCGGGCGCCGGACTATCCGGCGG